CTGAACGCTCCGGTGGTGGCCGAGATTCCCGCTGCCACAACCGTTCCGCTGAACGTCCCATTGCCGTAGCCATCAAGCCACAGGTTAGGTATTCCAGTTGTGTTGCAGTATAAGGTTAGCCCTGTTGCGGTTGCGCCAGTTTTACCAGCGGTTATTCCCCACGATTGACCATAGGTGTTGATTATGTTCAATCTTGAAGTAGAAGGGTCATTGGCCGTAATGGTGATGGGTGCGCTGAACGCTCCGGTGGTGGCCGAGATTCCCGCTGCAAAGGTAGCAGCCTGATTGGCCGCGATAGTGAGGGCCGGGGTGGCATTGGTGTAGAGCGTGAGGGTGCCGGATCCCGCCCCACTGATCTGGCCGATCCGTAGATTGGCGTTATAAGGCCTGGACGCATCTAAATCCAAGGTATAGGTGCTGGAATTGCCCATCCAAAGGCCGTAGGTTCCTCCGAGTTGTGCAGCGGTGGCCGTCAGGCTACCACCCGCGTCCCTCAGGGCGATGGTGGAGGCCGTCGCGGCGGTGCTCTGGAGATAGCCGTTCAGCAGGCTCGCATTCCCGGCGGTGCCGGTGGTCGCGTGCGCCCCCAGGATCGCCGTCTCCAGGTTCTTGCGGGCAATGGTTACCAGGGACCACTGCCAGGGCAGCGTCTGCGGATAGGTGGCGCTTCCCCCGTCCAAGATGCCCTGAGAAGCGGGGTAGCCGCTGTAGGTGAAGCTGAGGTAGGTCTGGGATGGCCATGCGGTCTTCCAGCCGGTGGACCCGTAAGCCAGGGTCACCAGGGCCGCGAGGTTGGAGACGGCGGTGTCATAGGCCGCGCTGGAAACGCCGACCCCGGATGCGCTGGAGTCCAGGACCGACTGGAGCCCCAACTCCTGCCCGTAAAGCTGCATGAAGTTGATCTGGTCCGCAGGGGCCATCGTGGAGGTGCTGTTGATCTGGGTTACCCCCGCCTGGGCATTGGTGGAGACACCCTGCAGGAGCGCACCGAGAGCGGGGGCGGTCGTGAAGGTGAGCAGGCCCGAGGCCAGGGCGTAGGCCGTGGTGACGGTCCCGTTGACCTTGACCGCCCCGCCGCCGTAGATGAACTGGGTCGTCGCGCCGTCGCCGAGGGCGGTCGGGCTTCCGGCCCCCGTCGCCACCGCCGCAGCGGAGGCCAGCGCGGCCTGGAGGGTTGCCTGCGCGGTGGCAATGGAGCCCCACCAGCCCGCAAGGGACGTCTTGATCCCGGTGGCGCTGAACACGGCGGTGCTCGGCCATAGGGTGGCCCATCCGGCAGGCGCACCCGCAGCGATCAGCCCAGCCGACAAGGCGGCCACGGCGGCGTCGTAGGTGCTCCAGGGGGTGCCGGTGGTGTCGGGCAGCCCCAATGCTAGGGCGTCGGCGTCCAGCACGGCCTGGAGGGCCTTAGCCTGGTTCCAGGACAGGACCGCATTGATCTGGTCCTGCACCGTCAGGGCGTTGAGCGTGGTGGAGGGATCCTGCGGGGTTGCGATGCTGGCCAGGGGGTAAGTCGTGGACGCAGTCCCATCCACGCTCCCCAGCCAGCAGTTGATGGTGGCGCCCGCGAGCGGGGCCGTCAGGGTGTAGCTGATCACGCCGGCGACCGGGGTCACAGGGATGGCGGCCGGGGCCGGCAGCGTGGTGGGGCTGCCCTGGTAGCTCTGGACGTAGAGCGTCCAGGTGGCCGTGGCGCTGGGCAGGATGGCTGAGGTGATCGTCACCCCGCTCACAGCCTGCCCGGCCAGGGCCACGAGCGCCAGCGTGAGCATGCTCTGTTGGGCGCCGGTGCTCTGGGCGGTCGGGATCGGCCACGCGGCCTGGGGCCGGGGTGCCGGGTACAGCGGCGTGGCGCACTGGATGGAGACGCCGGCCTTGGTGTAGGAGGGAGTGGTCGCCATTACCAGGCCCCCAGCGCTTTGGATGGGAGGATGGCGCCGCCCCGCAGAGTGATCTGTAGGCCGGTGACGATCCCTTGCGCCCCAGCGATCCCGAAGGAGGGGATGGTGGTCTTGTTGATGATGAAGCCGCCGGCCGAGGGCCCCGGGCTGATCTCCACAGTCCCAGGGGTGTTGTCCAACATGGCCAGGAGCGCAGAGACGGAGGCCTGGTTGCCGTTGGCCGCCCCGATGGTCCAGCCCTGGATGGGAATCAGGTCATTGTAGGCCGTCCACTGCAGCTTCAGCTCCGGGATCCAGCCTAGGCGCCGGCAGGACTCGGAGCCGTCGATCAGCTCCGGATAGAAGCCCTTCTCGATGAATTCCAGGCCGAGGCCCTTCCCTTTGTCTGGGGGCGGCAGGTACAGGGTCAGGATCTTGACACCACCGGACAGCAGGGCGATGCGGGGAGTTCCTGGAAAAAATAAGCCCATCGTCAATCTCCCAGCAATTCGGAATCACAGGTTCCTTCGATGTAGTCCTGGACGGTGCTCATCACCCGCCAGGGGCCGGTCCCGTTGACCGTGACCCGGGCGAACCCGGGCAGGGCCTCCCAGGGCGGCGCGGTGGTGGGGTCCGGGTAGAACCAGGACTGAGAGCTGCCCCCGCGGAGCTTTCCGAACCACGCGACCATGGCTTGGGCCATCCCGGCGGCGCCGGACAGGCTCCAGATCATCGGCTGGTTCGCCACTTCCATCAGCTTGCCGCCCTGGGCGCCGAAGGCATCGTAATAACAGCTGCTGTCCTGGCTGGTGACGCGGACGATGCTGTAGAAATCAGCCCAGTTGAAGGTGTTGTTCTCCTTGGTCTGCAGCACGGTGATGGGGATCGGCGTGTCCTGGTTGGCCCGGGAGATGATGTGCATGGTTCCGGCGGCGTCCGGAACCGCGATGGTCGAGAACACTTGGCAGATGTGCTCGATGGCCTCGATGGCGGTCATTCCGCCGGGCGTCCAGCGGTCGACGCACATCGGCCGCTGGGTGTCGACCTGCCACAGCGAGCCGCCGTAGTGCCCGACCACCCGGCCGGCCTTGCTGGGGTCGCGCACGCAGCCGATGAGCGAGGGCACACCCTCGGCGATCTTCTCGGACCACTGGACTGAAGCGTCCAGGGTGTTGCTGAGGGAGGTAGAGATGATCAGCATCTGGGTGGTGGTGACGGCGGAACTGCCCGTGCCGGTATCCTGGCGGCCGAAGACCAGGAACTCGTTTGCCGAGATGGCCGTCAGGGTGTTGGCGAACAGGGCTGTGACCTCATCCACCAGGTAGAGCGTGGTGGGGGTGATCACCCCGGCCGCCACGGTCACGCAGGCAATGGCGAACGCGCCCACCAGGTAGGTCGCATACGGCGTGGTGACCAGCGTGCCGCCCTGGAGGTTGACCGGGATGGCATACGAGGCGACGAGGCCCCCAGTGAGGCCCCACAGTTCCAGGGTGTCTCCGGCCGTGGTCGCCTGCTGCCAGCCAGAGCCATTGACCGTCCCGCCGATGGTGGCCGTCACGGCGTAGGCCAGGATCGTCCCGGCGGCGTAGCCCGGCTGGACGAAGGGGACCGCGGACTGGATGTAGGGCGACCCGGGCCAGGTATAGCCCGTGGCGCCGCCCCAGGCGGCCCCGGTCCAGGCCTGAACCGACACGGAGGACCCGTTGAAGATCAGTCGGCGCGGGCCGGTGGTGTAGTCGTAGACCGGGAACGGCCCGGCCAGATTCGCGCCGTAGGGGCTCCAGAGCAGGAAGTTCACCCCGGAGCTCACGGCGTAGACCGTGCCGCCCTGCTCATACTGGTAGGTGTTGTTGGGCAGCAGCTGCACATAGACGCCGTTGACCAGCTGGTAGTTGACCTCTACCCAGCCGTTCGGCTCCCGGCGGTAAGCGATGTCGCTGTAGGCCCGGTTCCGCAGGCGATACCAGGGATTGATCCCCCAGGAATATCCGGTGATGGGCGTGGCCAACTCGTAGGGCATCAGGGACGCGGGGGCGGCCACCAGCTGGCAGGTCCAGTCAGCGTGCGGGGTCTCCGGGGCGGTGGCTACAGGGCCGGTCCAGCCCAGGTCCGGTGTGCCGGTCCAGGAGTAGCTGGGCACTGGCACGGCGCTGCCGGTCTGCCAGCTGCACCAGGTGGCGCCGGTCATCAGGCGCAGGCCCGTCAGGGTGGGTTCGATGTCGCCGATGGCGTAGAGATCCGCCTGGGAGGCCGGGCGCAGGGGGAGCCATCCGAACATCGGGTTGTTGGGCGTCTGGGGAGCCAGGAACTTGGTGGTGTCGCAGTTGTAGGGGAGGCATATCTGGTGGAGCAGCTTGATCGGATCCTCCTGGACCATCTCGGCCTGGCTGTCCGGGGTCCAGTAGATGTGGGCGCCCATCGGGAGGGTGGTTACCGTCTCCACCGTCTGGACGGTGCAGAGGATCGGATCCACGCCGGCCACGGTCCAGGATCCGGACTGGTCCGAGTCCACGATGCAGATGCTGTCCCCGATCACCTGACCGTTGACGCAGTTGAGGGGGATGAGGTTTCCACCGTTGACCGGCGCCATGACGGTCCAGTATTCGAGATCCTGGGCCGTGGCGTTGAACAGGGAGAAGTTGGCGGTGAAGCACCCGTCGAAATTCGGATACCCGCCGGGGGTCGGCAGGGTCCAGGGGGTTCCATTCAGGATCACGCTGCAGTAAGGCGCATAGACGTCCCCGGGCATCGTGTAGGCGGGGATCTGGTCGGTGACGCTCACGACCTTCAGGTAGACGCCGGGTCCGGTGGTGTTGAACACGGCCCCCCACGTCAGGCCGTCTATGGCGCTCACCTGGAATTTCACGGTCGGAGCAGCGGCGCTGGCCACGATGGTGAGTGCCGGGAACAGGGGGTTCGGCAGGGCCATCAGGGGGTCACCCGCCGGGCTGCTCCAGGGGGTGGTAAGAACCCAACCGAAGTTGCTATGCGGCAGGCTCTCGTAGGTCCAGACCTGGCCGTGCGGGTCGGTCCAGGTGGCACCCACGGTGGTTACGCTGGAGGGGGGGTTGCTCAGGCTGCCGAAGACCAGCTCCCAGACGGGCGGGTCCAGGGTCAGGACCGCGCCGCTGTAGACCCACTCGCAGGGATCAGAGAAATATACCTGACACTGGTTGCAGTCCTGAATTCCCATAGTCATGAACATCGCATCGTTGCTGGATCCGTTCTGTCCGCCCGTGCTGGCGTTGGCCGCAGCGGTGGGCACCGGCCGCTGCCAGGTGGGTGGGACGTAGGCCCACGTGCAGGTGTCATCGGTGATAGGGGAGATGACGCCCTGGGGGCCCGGGGTGGTGGTGGAGGACAGGCCGCCCACGATGCACTGGTAGACGTTGCTCCCATTCAGCACCTGATTGCCCGAGGTGTAATTCACCCCGCCAGCCCAGGGAGTAGCGGTGGGGGAGCCCAGGTAGATCGTGGCAAGGCCTGCGGACCAGTCCTGGCAGCCGAACTCCACGCTGTGGATGTCCGCGGCCAGGTGCTGGACCATCCGGGCCGGGTCCACCAAGCCGATGAACTTCTGAACGCCACCCACGGACAGCTGCAGCCAGGGGGGGAGCAGACCCTGGCTGGTGGCCAGGGTGTCTTGGATGAAGGTCCAGACGGCGTCCGTCGCGTCGATCACCTCAAGGGTAAGCTCACCGGGGGTGATCTTGGTGAGCTGCTCGTCCACCGTCAGGGTCTGCTTGCCCACCTTGACGATGATCCCGGTCAGGACGCAGCCGGCCCCGAAGGTGGCATTCTGGCCTGGGGCCGGCTGGCCCAGATTCTGGTAGAGGGTCGCGGTGACAGCGCGCATCATCCATTCCTCCGGTTGTAGCTGTCCATGTGCTTCTTCACCAGGTTGCCGATGACCCGAGCGCTGTCCACGCTCTCCCCGGCGATGGTGGAGTTCTCCAGGTGGACATGGACCGGGCCGGTCCCGGAACTGGCCTGGGCCTGGGCGCTGCTGGCGTAGCCGGAGGCCTGGGACTGCAGCCGGGAGACCTGGGCCGCGTGGGCGCCCAGGTTGAAGCCGAGGTTCTGGTTCGCGCTGGCCCAGTCCCTGAAGTCGGACGGCGGTGCGATGACCTCCGGGCCCTTCTCTCCGCCCCAGAACATCTCAGGGCCGTTCAGGCCGATGATGCCGCCCGTCTCCCGGCCGGTGACGGACTTCATGACCACCATCATCCCGGCGATGGCGGCCAGCGCCAGGCCGAGACCAACGAAGGGGATCCCGGCGAAGGCAGCGAAAAACCCGCCGGTGGCCGAGGCGATCTTGGGTGCGACGGTCGCTGTTTCCGATGCTGCCACACCAGCGTTGGCCGCTTCCTGTGCGGCTGCGGCTGCCACCTGCTCGGCAGCCTTCCCCGTCAGCATGACCCCCTCTTGCACGTTCTCAGCCGCCTTCCAAGCCGCGATAGCCTTCTCGACGCCCCAATTCACCACCTGGCGCGCGGCCATGGTGGTGAGCTCCTGGACCACGGAGGCAGAGAGGCCCTTCCACATGTCCTGGAGCTTCTTGGAGGCAGAGCCACCCTTGAGGATCATGTCCGCCCAGGCTTTGCCCAACCCGTTGGTGACGGAGTCCGCCAGGTGCAGGGTGAAGCCCTCCATCTGCTTGAAGACGTTGTCTGTCTGGGCGCTGAAGGCCCGAAGGCCGGCCAGGGCCCCGGCTCCCGCGCTCTCATCCCAGTGCACCTCGAGCTTGTATTGCTTGACGGCCCCGGCCTCGTTCGCGCCCTTGGCCGCGTAGGCATCCAGGGCCTGCCCTGTCTCATCCCGTGAGAGCTTTCCCTGGATGAGGGACCGCTCGGCCAGATCCTTCTTCAGGTCCTCCAGGGCCTTCTTCTGTGCGGCCTTCTGTGCGGCCTCAAGGGCGGCTTTGGTGGCGGCGTCCTGGGTGATCTGCTCCGCGTCGGTGTCGCGCTTGATCTGCAGAAGGCGGTCCGTGTAGGCCCTGTGGGCGGCGATATTCGCATCCTGGGCCGCGGCCATGTTTTCGGCAGTGGGAGCCTTGGCCAGTTCGTTGTCGATCCGCGCGTATTCCTCCTTCAGCTTCGCCAGGGCCTCCGCCTCTTCCCTCTGCCTCTTCAATGCGAGAGTGGAGGCGTCCAGGGTCTTGGCGTCTTCCGCATCCAGACGCAGAATCTGGCCCTGCAGGTTGACCAGGACTTCTGCTTCCTCCCTCCTCTCTCTGGCTTCCTCGGCCTCATCCTTCTTGGCCGTTTCGGCCGCCTTCCGCCTGCCTTCCTTCACCGCCTCCAGGTCTTCCTTGCTGGTGAACGTTCTGCTCGCGTTCTCCGCGTGCATCTGCTCGCGCCCGCGGTCCTGGTTGCCCAGCTTGGTTTCCGCCTCCACCTCAGCACGCCAGGCCTTGGCCTCCGCGATCATGGCCTTCATGTCCCAACCGGTCCTGTCCAGCTGGTACCGGTAGGCGATCAGCCCGCGCTTTGCGAGGTCTACCGCTTCACCCTCTTCGTGGCCCCAGGTCAGGATGGCGGTGGTCATGTTGGCGAGGCCGTCCTCGATGGGCGTGAAGAAGTGGGCGATCTGGGCCATTTCGACCTGCAACGCAAGGGACAGCCGGCCCATGGCCTCCCGGCGGCGGTCCAGGTCCACGATGGACTGGGCGGTGATGGGGCCGCCCTTTTTGGCCAGGGCCTCGCCCTCCGCCATGTGCTTGTTGATCTCCACCAGCTGCGCAGCGAAGGCCATGCCACCCCGCCCGAAGGCGGCCATCAGGAGCTGGTCCTTGTCGGAGGCATTCCCGAAGGACTCCATGGTCGAGACCACCTGGGAGATGTATTCGCCCAGCGTCAAGTGGGCGAGCGCCGTCTTGTTCGCGGCGATCCCGTTGGCCACCAAGACCTCAGAATTGGACTTGATGCCCCGCTCCATGCCGCGAACGATTTCAGTCAGGTCCTCGGCCTTCCCTCCCGAAAGCTCGAGGGTTGCATTGAATTTGTTGAACTCGCCGAAGGACATCCCGGCGGTGATCTGCAAGCCCTTGAAGGTCGCGGCCAGCTGGTCAGTGCTGGCCACCGCGTCCGGCATGATGGAGGCGAGCTTCCCGAGCCCTTTCATGAGCACCTGGCCCACCCCCGCCCCGATGGCCGCCAGGCCGCCCAGCGCCGCCATGGACTGGGCCACTCCCGAGCCGAACACATCCAGTGCCCCCGATGCCTGGCCTACATCGCCCGCAGCCTTGTTGATCCGCTTCGAGAAATCGTCAAGAACACCCATGGCGGAGCTGGCGTCACCGATGATCGTCAGCTTCAGCTCATTCGCCATGGGTTTCGGTCCTCAATCGTCTTCATCAAGTTCGGGTGGGTCTGGGGGGGTGCCCCCGTTCGCGTAGATCGGTAGGGCGCTGTGCCAGCAGGCCTGGGCGTGGCGGAGGGCGGCCCGGGACGCATCCTTGAGATGGTCTTCAAGGAGGGTCAGGGCGTCCCCGAACGGGAGTTGGGCTGCCTGCTCCCAACCCCCGGCCCGGGCCGTGATCAGGCGTCGGATTGGGAAGCGCCCGATGTCTCTCTCTTCTTGCCCTTGGCTGTCTTCCGCACCGCGGGGGCGTCCTCGGAAGAGACGAGGGTGAGCCCGCAGAGCTCCACCAGTGCGAAGTGAAAAGACACGGCGTCCGTGAAGGCCTCGATGAAGGGGCGTTCCGCGGCCTCAGCCTCCAGCTCGAACATGGCCTCTTCGGATTTCTCGGCCGCCCTCAGCTCCATGTCGGTGGCCCTGGCGATGGCAGACAGCTTGCGGATCGTCCGGAGCTTCCCGGCCTTGGCCAGGATGGAGGCGAACTTGGCCAGGCCGCCGGCGACCTGGGTGACGCCCCCCTCCTGCCCCTTCTTGATCCTCATGAGGTCCTGGGCTTCGAACAGGAGGCCAAGGTCCAGCCCTTCGAACAAGGGAAGGGCCAGTTCCAGGCGCCGGGTGCTCTGGGTGTTGCTCATCGTCGCTCCTCAGATCGCCGGGGCGTTGGGATCGTCGGTGATGACCACCACGCCCATGCCCTGCGAGTTGAGCAGCCAGGGGCTGCACATGAGCTGGAGAGAGACCTTCAGCTTCATCTCATCCTTCTTGCTCATCTTGATCTCGATGTCGGTGGAGGCCAGGACGTTCGGGAACAGCCAGTGCACGTAGCTGCCGGGCGTGACCAGGCTCGGGAACCGGTACAGGGCGATGAACTGCATGTTGTAGCTCTGGGGTCCGAGCAGGGCGATGGTGCGGGCGGCCACGCCGGTGGCGGCCACGCAGGTGAGCAGGTCCGCGGCCTGGGAGCCGAACATGTCCACAAGGTGGGGCGGGTCGACGTCGAAGATGGTGATATCCGCGCTCGCCGTCTCGATCCCGGTCACCACCTCGACGGCGGGCCCGATGTTGCTGTCGAATTTTACCTTCTGCATCTTGATTTTGAGGTCCAGGCCGGTGCTGTCCCCGTTTCCCCACGCCTTGATGGTGTTCAGCAGCGTCTGCTTGGCCACCAGACCGAGGGGGGCGGCCGCGGTGCCGAAGAACATGGCGTAGTAGCCGTCCACGCTCAGCAGCTGCTGGGTGGTGGCAAGCGGATCACAGGTCAGGATGGTGGGGGTGAGCACGGCCAGGCCCGGGTCCGTGGTGGGGGCCGGCAGAAGGTAGAGCTGGCCGGGACCGACCCGGCGGTAGTTGGGAGCAGCACTGGAAAGGGACATGGTTCAGTTCTCCTCGGGAGCAGTGGCAGGGGCGGGATCGGGGGTCTCGACCACCACCACGCCCGGGATCTTCTCGACCTCGGCCGCGGCGCTGGCGGGAATGGGGGTGGGCACATCGGCGAGGAGCACCAGGCCGAGATCATGAAGTTGCAGGGTGCAGCGGGTGCTGGTGGCGGTTATCATTCCGGGCTCCAGAGGTAGAAGAAGTTGAAGTGCAGGGAAGTGGCGGATACGGGGCCGTCCCCCTCTTCCGTCCCGTTCCACTCCTGGAGAGCCCAGGTGATCCGGCGGACGCCCAGGGCCGCCCACGACATGTAGTTGTTCGCGCTGAGAATGCTCTGGCGAATGAGGATGGCCAGGGCGTCCGTCGCGTCCTCCTCTTCCCGGGCGGCCACGATGGGGGCGACCTCCAGGGTGTAGATCCGGGGATGCTGTTCAGCGTGGTCATCCTCTTCGTTCTCCGGCTTGTCGGAGTGCGAGCAGACCACCACGGCCGGGAGCATGGCCTTGGGGATGTCCCGGCGGGGAGAGGTGAGAATGGTCGCGCCGGTGGCGGGCCCCAAGAGGGACACGGCCCGCGCCCGGATCTGGCTCTGGATGGTGCTCATGGCGTCCCCAGGAAGGCGCGGGTGATCTGGCCGGCGCCGGCGAACTGAATGTGGTTGACGCCCCAGAGCTGCCCGCGCCAGGTGAGTGTGCTGGTGGTGGGGGCGAGGCCCGGGACGTCGACCGTGGCGAAGCGGAGGACGTTGGTAACTCCGGCGATGGAGCCGGTCCCGGCCAGGGCATCCTCAACCGAGGCCATGCTCGGGACGCCGAAGACCTGGGTCCCGGAGGCCAGGGTCACCGGCTCTCCGAAGTCCAGCATCATGCTGCGGGCGTCCTGGGCGAGGTTGGGCACGGTCTATGCCTCGACCTTCAGGTCGACCTTGGGAGGCGCCACCAGGACGGCCTTGTCGCAGGACAGTAGGGTCTTGGCGTCGGTGTCGGGAACATCCACGATCTCTCCGGGCTCGCAGGTTTCCCCGCAAACTCGGACGTGGGAAGTGATCTGAACTTGCATGGCAGCTTCTCCAGGTTGGTGAGCGTCAAAGGGAACGAGGGGGCGGGATCTCTCCCGCCCCCTCAGCCGACTAGCAGATGGCGTCGAGGCTGGCCGCGAAGCTCTGGATGTGCCGGTAGTTGACGTCCACCAGCTGGGTGGAGATCACCCGGATCAGGCCCTGGGTGGCCAGGGTGTAGGGATCGGTGAGGACGTCCAGGGCGCCCCACTCCGCGATGATCAGCTCCCGCCACACGCCGTAGAGGATGGCCGAGAGGCCGGTGCCAGTGCCCTTGGTGAGGTTGTAGGGGACCTGGTTGGTGACCTGGGCCGGGTAGCCGTTGACCTCGCCCACACCCTTGCTGCCGGGGGCGGTTTCCCAGACCATCCTGCTGCCGGCGGCGGCCGCAACCAGGGTCTGCTTGAGACAGCCACGCACCTTGGTGTTGGTGAGGTAGGCCGCGTCCGTGGTATCGACGTTGCCCAACGCCACGGCGGTTTCCATGGCGACCATATCCGCGAAGGTGGGGGCGCCTCCGTTGGTGTCGAAGGGCACGATGGCCAGGCCGGTCGCGTTGGCGAGGCCCATGGGCTGGTTGCTGGAGCCGAGGCCGAACATGCCGGCCAGGTCGACCGCCAGGGCGTGGGCCTGGGCCAGGTCCTGCATGACGTAGGTGTCGGCGAAGCCCGCGGTCTGGGCGAGCAACTGCTTGGAGTAGCTGCGCTGGGCCATGAGCTGCTTGGGCGTCATGGTGAAGACCTGGATGGTGGGGTCCCCGTTGGTGACACCGGGCGCCACCGGATCGTCACCGGTCCACTGGGCGCCGGGGGTGGTGATCTGGCGAGCGAAGGGGATGTTCCCGACGCAGCCGGGCAGGAAGGTGGCGCCGGCCTTGCGCAGGGCCAGGGCCGCGTACAGGAACTCGATGAAGGTCACCGGCTCCTGGGAGATCAGGCCGGCGGCGGTGGCGGTGACCGTGGCGTCCAGGGCGCGCTTCATCCCCAGGTTGGTGGGCACGTAGATGCCCTTGGCTTCGCGGCCGAGGGTCTTCTGGATCTCCTGGGAAACCTCCCGTTCGAAGCAGGCGGTGTTGGTGGCCTGGGCCATGATGGCCCGGGCGATGGAGTAGGAGCGCTGCTCCTTCTCGGTGAGCTGCACCGCGGCCACGGGGGCGGCGAAGGGGTTGGCGCTGCGCTCGACCAGCTTGTCGGTGATGAGCTTGCGGATCGCGTCCCCGCTCAGGCCCCGGCCCAGGGCCTCCCGGACTTCCTTCTCCAGGCCCAGGCGCGCGCCGGCGCCCTGAAGCTCCAGCGCCTCGTTCATGGCGTTGGCGCGGATCTGTTCGGGGTTCACGGCCTGGGCGACAGGCTCGGTGGTGGGTTCCATGACGGAACTCCTTTCATGATTGGCCTGTTGGCCGGTGGTGGTGGTGCCCCCGGCTTCGGACGTTTCCGGAGCCAGGGGATTGAACTCGAGGCTTCTGCCCACACCGACGCGGTCATCGGCGGGGATGGCAACGAAGCTGGCCTCCATCGGGGTCCAGTCGGTAACGCGGACCTGATCCGGTGCCGAACCGACGCCCTTGGTGACTTGGTAATCGTTGATCTGGTACCCGACGCTCATCTTGGTGCGGATCCCGTCCTCGACGTCGTTCATGACGTCCTCGCCCACCTGGGAGCGGCTGAACCGGACGTCAGCCCGGATGACCTTGTCCGGGTCCAGGGTGACGTTTTCCAGAACACCGATGTGCTGGTCCGTGTCGTGGCTCAGGAGGGCCGCCGCGCCGTTCTGGATGCGGGACATGTCCACTTCGCCGGGGTTGTGGCCCAGCGTCTCGATGCCGAACCAGCGTTCGACGGGCGTCTCCGAGGAGATGGCCACGCGGACCGTGCGGGTTTCCCTGTTGAGCGAGGACCGGTCCAGGGTGAGGGTCCTGAACTGCAGGCCCTTGATCGATCTATTTTCCATCTGCTCCCTCCTTCGGGGGGTTGGTGTCCTCGCCGTCCTTGTTCACGCCCGGCTCGCCCTCGGTCTCTCCGTCGTTCTTCCCGGCCGGGGCCGGGGCCTGGATCAGCGGTCCGACCCGGAGTTTCAGGGCGTCGATGAGGTCCTGTTCATCCTTCAGCTGGTAGGCGACGTCCTCCCAGTCCAGGCCCTTCTTGGCCAGGACGGCGGTCCGGGTGTTCACGGCGCCCGCGATGGATTCGAGGTCCGCGGCGCTGTCCGCCCGCGGATCGACCCAGTCCCAGCCGCGGGGGTGGAACTTGTGGGCGCTGAACTGCTCCAGGGTGCAGCCGGCGGGCATCTTGAGCACGCCATTGAGCCAGGCGGCCAGCATGAACTCCGAGTGGGCCCGGTCGCACAGGGTCTGGATCAGCCGGATCTGCTGCTCCTGGAAGCTCTCATGCTGGCTAATGGTGCCCTGCCGGATGGAGCTGAAGGACACGCTGGTCAGGTCCCCGGACAGTTCGTGGTAGGCCACGCCCAGGCCGGAAGCGATGCCCTTGAGCATGGACTTGCTGAAGGCCTCGAAGGCGGTGGAGGGATGCTTGACGTCGGGGAACTCCACCTCGATGCCGGCGGGGATGCCCATGTACGCGATGCCGGTGGAGTTGCCGCCCAGGTTCTGCGCCGCAAGGATGGGGTCCACCCAGTTGGACCGCTCCAGCCGGTCATCATCGTCGCCGTGCTCGTCAATGGCGCCGTTGGGGCTCTTGAGGATGCCGGGGCGCTCGCTCTCGTGGCGGGCGCAGGCGACCTCAGCCTCCCAGTAGTGGCCGAGCATCGAGAGGATGTACATGACGCTGGCGCAGGCCGGCACGCCCCGGGACTGGATGGCCCGGTCCGGATCCAGGCCGTGGATGATCTCGTCCGCCGGGATGATGACCTTCGCGCCGTAGGCCCAGCCGCCCATCATGCCGTTGCGGATCAACTTGGGGTCGGTGAAGTGGTACGCCACGGGCTTGCCGTAGGTGTCCATTTCGATGCCCATGACGATCGGGTTGATCCCGGGCGAACCGGCCCGGCTATAGGTGTGGTCCAGCAGGTCCGCATCCAGGAAGGACAGGGCGAACCCGAACTTGTTGGGAGCGCCCCGGATGATCCGGATGAATACCTCGCCGTCCAGGGCCAGGGTGCGCACGAACAGGCGGCAGACGTCCTGGAAGGAGTAGCGGCCGGACATGTCGCACGTCCCCTGCTTGCACCACTCCAGCCATGCGGATTCGATCTTCTGGACGTAGGGATCCCGCAGCACGCCGGCGGACTTGCTTTTGAAGAGGCTCTGCATGGTGACGCCGTTGGGGCCCACCACGTTGTTGCCCAGCAGCCGGAGGTAGTGGCGCATGAACGGGTTGTTGTTGGCCAGGCGCCGGGAGTTGGCCCGGAGCGCCAGGGCGTCCCGGCGGATCTCCTCGTCCTTGGACCGCATGGCCATGAGGAAGCCGCCGCCGTACATCGTGGCGCCGGTGTAGAACGCGCCGATGCCGGCGCCCACAGCCCGCTGGGTTTTCGGCTTGGCGGTGAGGGCTTTCCAGGCGCCCTGGATTCGGGTGGCAAGGCTCATAGCGGATTGAACCTCACAGGAACGTGGGTGAAGAACGACTTGCCCCGCTGGCGCCGCACGACCCCGGCGTAGTAGGCCCGGAGCCTCACCAACTCGGCGTGGTCCATGTGCTTGGCTTCCATGCCGTTGTCCAGCTTATATTCCGTGATGGACTCGGACATCCGGCCTTCCAGCACGGCGGTGATGGCGGCAAGGCACTTCTCTTCATGGTTGCGGGGGTCGTAGTTGTCCCCCGGAGCTGCGGGGTTGAAGCCCACCTTGAGCTCCCCGCGGTCCACCGTCTGGCGCTGGGTTCCATCGGCGCTCTGAACGATGAGAGTCCAGTGGTACTCGCCAGGGGTGAACGCCGCCGTCTGGGTTGGGGTCTGGGCGAGGACGAACATGCTGTTCATGTCCGCCGTGGCCGTGATGGTCACCGGGGCCGTCCCGGGAGCCGCGCCCACCAGGAACAGATACATGGTCAGGGTCCAGCCGGATCCCGCCGGGTAGAGGGGCTGAAGGTCAATGGGATCCCAGGAGAAGGAGTCTCCGGACTGGATCTTCTTGGGCAACCTGATCAACCACGTCTCGGCCATGGATCCAGGCTCGGGCCAGAGCGGAGCGGGGCTGTTGCTCTTGGATAGCAACGCCCCAAACGAGCACCGCCCGCGGGGGGCGCGGGCGGTGGTGGAGCGGAGTTTCGGAGGGCTAGGGGGGATCCTTGGTGTCGCAGAAGTCCGGGACGGTGCAGCCCTTGCCCTGCAGGAACCCCAGGAGATGCGCGTGGGACTGTTCGACCTTTCCGACCTGACCCTGCAGCTTGCCAATCTCGGTGAAGGCGGCTTCGATCTTCTCCACCACCATGGTCTGCAGCATCTGCTGCACCTGGCGCAGCTGCTCCTGCTGGGCCTGCTCACGAAGATCGTCCTGACGCAGTTGGTCCTGCTTCCGGGCGCGCCGGTCAGCCCTGAGGGTGGCCCAGACCGACAGCACGCTGGTGACGGCCAGGCCAAGAAGGCTGAGGATGACGGCGAGCGGGGTCACGGGCTAGGCCGGGGGGATGAGGGAGCGCACAAGGGCGGCGGGGGCCTGCTCGGCATCAGCCGCCACGGAGCCGGAAGCGGGGACGGCAGGGTCCACTGCGGCGGGGGCCTTCAGGGCATCGGCCGCAACCTGGTCCTCCACCCGGGCCTTCAGGGCGGCGACCTCCGCTTTCAGCTCGGCGAGCTCGGCGTCTACCGCGTCTTTGATCCGGCCGGTGATGCGCAGGTAGAACGCTTCGATGTCTCCGCCGGCCAGCTCCAGCAGGGCCTTGGCCCGCTTCTCCTCGGCCTCGGCCGCTGCGGCCCGGGCGGCGAACCACGCCTTGATGGGCGGCCAGAAGTGAACCGCCAGGGCCACGGCCAGGCAGACGAAGGCCCACACGATGTGGGTCAGGTGGGTGTTGACGATCTCAGGCATGGATGACCTCCTTGGGTCAGAAATGGAGCAGTGAACGGATGACGAGCCCGGCGATGACCCCGGCGGCCCCGCCCTCCAGGTCGCCCTTGAACCGCGCGGCCCGGGTCGCCTGCACCTGGGCATCCAGCGCGATCTTCCGGAGGGTGTCCGCCTTCAGCGCGTCCTCCGAGGACGCCTGGTAATTGACCACAGCATCATTCAGGGTGACCACCTGGCCCTGCAGGTCCAGCACCTCGGTCTTCAGGCTGGCGTTCTCCTGGGTGAGGCCGTCGATCAGCTGGTCTTTGGCCACCTCCAGAGGAGTCTCCGGAGGGAGTGCCAGAGGCTCAGGGGCCATGGTTCCGGGAGGGCCGGCAGGTTGAACTGCACGGGATTGAGCCGCGCGGAGTCGGGCCACCGTGGCTTGGAGCTGGGCGATCCGGGGGTCTTCCCGGGCGACAACGGCGGCGACTTGCGCGACCTGTTGCGACTGGTCCTGTGCGTGTTGGACATCGGCGGCTCCCTGGGCGGCTTCGGCCACCGATGCGCGGCGCTGCACCGTGGCGGCGGCGTCACTGGTGGCGGACTTCTTGGACTCATGGCCGCCCACGAAATGCAGGGTGGTCCAGGCGCATCCGGCGATCAGGAGGGCGATGCCGCCCCACTTCACCAGCGGGTTCATGGCCGACCTCTCTTGGCGAGGGCGCTGGCGGCCCGCAGGATCCCGGCCAGGATCACAAAGGAAAATACGGCCGCGATAATTCCAAGGGCCTTCATCGTCACCTCCTAGTCCCCGTTGGGACCGCCCTGCTTGTGGTAGGCCACGCCGGCGAGACCCGCCACGGAGCCCGAAATGATGCCGAGGGCGCCCACCAGGCCGCCGTCGACGTGCTGATCAAGACATGCCTGGTACCAGACCGCCAGGGTCAGGACCACCAGGCAGCCGCACAGGGTGCAGCCCGCGATCCACATCAGGGCCCGCCGCACCTCCTCCGGCTGGTCCGTCCGGATCAGCCGCTGGAACAGGCCCATGACCTCCGGCTCAAGCGGCATCTGGGATTTCCTCCGCCCGGTGTTCCCAGCCATTCAGGAATTTGCCTTCCACCGGGTGGGCCTGGGCCACGGCGATGTAATGCTCCTTGGCCGCGTCGCACAGGGCCTGGAGCAGTTGATCAGGGTCCTGGGCGTTGGTGGCCGCCTGGGTAGCAGGGCCCCACACGCCGTCTTCAGCTACGCCCAGGACCTTTTGCAGGATGCGGACCTCGGTTCCCAGCCCGACGTCCACTCCGATATCGAAAATCTTCGTGGCCACCCGTTGGTCCTGGATGCCGTCGTAGCGCCAGTAGTCCGGCGTGCCGTAGACCTGCATGAGCTGGTCAGGGGTGATGGCGCGCAGCTGGTCCGGGGTGGTGAACCCCAGGAGCCGCTGGGCGGTCCGGAACGTCACCCCGTGCATGGTGGCGCCGCCCGGGTCGGCCGGATCGTCGGACCAGCCGCCCTCGTCGCGGAGCAGGAAGGGCATTGCAGCGGCCAGGGATGCCATGGGGGACTCCAGAGACCCCAGAATGGAAGTCGGCCCCCTTGTGGGCGTTGCTCTCCGGTAGCAACGGGCATGGAAAGGCCCCCGTTGCTGCGTTTCATGGTTCGGATCCTGGAAAATCAGCGGAACCTCACCAGGCCCCGGATCCGGTGGACGGGGTGGGGAACTGGGCCTTGGCCAAGGTGGTGGTGACCGGCGCGGCCTGGCGGACCTTGGGCCGGATGACCCGGACGCCCGGGGGCTGCGGGGCGGTTTCCTCTTCCGGGGCGTCCGGCTCCTCCGGTTCCTCCGGGGTGGGGCTTTCCTCGGCCTCCGGGGCCGGACCCTGGGCCGGGGTGGTCTGGGCCTTCAGCACCATGGCCGCCCAGTCCTTCGGCGTGCCCCATATGGCCTGGGCGGCGTCGCAGTAGACGTGGAGGTCCAGGATCTCGTTGGGCGCGTCCGCCGGCACCCGCTCATAGGCCCGGACCCCGGCCCGGTGGCAGGGCTTCTCGGCGAAGAGCTGCTCGAAGTAGACCTGGTCCGTGTCGTTGGGAAAGTGCTGGTACCCGTAGCCGGGCTCGGCGATCTTCAGGCAGGCGTAGATGGTGTCCTTGGCCGCCACGCCGTCCACCAGGAACAGCCGGGCCCGCTTCCCGGACCGGCGGACGATCTTGGCCTGGGGCTTGGTGGCGCCCTTCACCGGGTGGACGATGCCGGCCAGCTTCTTCCGTTTGCAGAACTTGTAGACCTCGCCGGTGAAGTTCCCGCCGATGTCCAGGGCGCAAGCCTTGATGCGCATGGGCCGCATGCCATCCGCCCGGGGCCAGTCCTGCAGGACCAGCTCCTGAAGGCGGTCCCAGACCTCGGGCAGCGCCAGGTTCCCCGGGATCACCTCATGCTGGATGGTCCACTTCTCACCGCCCACCCCGAACCCGCGCACCAGGAACTCCAGGCGCTGTGGGGAGGACTGGTTGTCCACGGCCGCCACCAGGAGGGCCACGCCGGCCGGGACGATCCCCGAGGCATACTCGCTCTCCCGGGCCCGGCGCATGAGGCCCTCCACCTGGACCTCCTCACCCTGGCGCAGGTTCCACAGCTCGCCCAGCTGGGTGTTGTAGAACACCTGCAGCTCCTGGGGCCCGGCGTCCTTCGCCTCAAGGAAGCCCTTCGCCAGCTCTGCCATCGGCTTGACCATGACCCCGGGCACGTAGAACCCGGCGTGACCCTTCACGTCCGGGCGCGCGGCGATCCATCGGCCCTGGCGGACCGCGCGGCGCAGCTCCGGCTCCGTGATGACGCACCCGCCGCCCGAACAGGCATAGATCGAATCCGCCACGGATTGCCGGTCCTGCCAGATCACGTTCCAGAAACTCAGGGTCTGCCGGTGGCCGCAGTGCGGGCAGTCGATCCACCACTCTCGCTTGTCGCTCCGCTGGTAGCTGTCATCGATGTTCGATTCGCTCTGGATCGTTGGGGAGCTGCACTCGTAAATTTTCTTGGACCAGCGGAAGTCCGCGGTGCGGGCCTCGGCCAGCTTCCGGGAATCGCCCTCGGTGCCGGCCCCCTTCTTCGGGAAGCGGTCCACCTCGTCCATGAGCAGGATCCGGATGGGCTGGGCCGCCAGGCCGGTGGGCGCGTTGGCCCCCACGCCCACCAGCAGGCCGCCGGGGAAGCGCTTGTTCAGGATCGTGTTGGAGCTGTCCCGGGACTTCTGGTCCGAAACCAGGGTCCGGAGCTCCGGGCAGTCCCGAACCATGGGGGTGAACCGGGTCTTGGACCAGTTCTCCACGGCGCCCACGGTAGGGTTCACCACCATCATGGGGCCCGGGTCGATGTGGATGAAATACCCTCCGATGCAAAGCAGCACCTGGGTTTTCCCCCACTGGGAGGCGCCCATGACCGACACCCGCTCCGTGGTCAGGTCCGTGGCCACGTCCAGTATCTCGTTCTGGTAGGGCCGGGCGTTCGGGTTCCACCGGCCGGCGGCCGAGGAATCCTCCTGGCTGAGGACCCGGTACTCCGCGGCCCACTGGCTGCCGGTGATGGTGGGCGGCGGGAGTAGGAAGGCGGCCGCCTCGGCGAGCACCTGGGTGGGGCTGGCGTGGTTATTCATCCGAGGGGACCTCGGCCCCGCCGGCCACGCGCAGCTGCTCGGCCACCAGGTCCCGGAGGGTCGAGTCCATCTCCTTGCGGGCGATGTCCAGCCGTTCGCTCGGGTTCCCTGCCTCCTCCAGCAGGGGAATCAGCCGCTTCGGGAAGTCCCGGAAGTTGGCCCGCAGCCGGGCCAGGAAATCCCCCCAGGCGATCCGGGCCTCACCGGCGTCCACGAGGGTGCCGGCCATCCGGGCCGCCTCCATCTCGGCCAGGTCGGCCTTGGCGCACTGCTCCCGCTCCTTGTCGGTGGGTGCCTCCCCCGTCGAACCCGACAGCCGGGCCTGATCCCAGGCCTGAACCTCGGCCCAAACGTAGTAGGAGCCTCGCCCGGTGCCGTGTCGTGGTAACCCGTCATCGTGCCAGCGCTGGACCGTGCGCTCATCCCGGTCAAGGAGAGCAGCAATTTCCACCTGTTTTAACCGCTTTAATGAATCCTTAGTTATCATGATATTTCCTATAAGACGGCGACATGGGTTGAAGGTCTACAGCTAGACGAACCGGGAGCTGCTGGCGCGATACCCGC